AATCATTTGCAGCGTTCATAAATCCAAGACCAAGCCAATGTCCACAAAGCCAGCAAAACCATAAAAAGCAATATGCTAGAAATCTTTAGCAGCAAAAGTAGACAGATGCCTACCAATGCCACAAAGATTGCGTACAAATCATTTTTTTTCATTTAGAAAGGTAAGTTATCATTTTCGACAATGCGCTTCTCTGTCGGCTTGTTTGCTACCTGTACAGGCTTCCAATCGTCTACTTCCAAATAATGCGTTGCCTTGCCTTCAACTTTCTCTTGCTTTTCCTTCATTACTAGATTTACCCACTCGGTATCGTTAGCATTTAGGTAAGCCAATAACTTTTCAAGGTCAGTTCTGCTTTGGCTAATCTTTGTCATTGTGCCAAATTTTGTTTGGATAATCTTTGCGTTACCGCCGTAAATCTTGCTCATAATGTTAACTGTTTGTTTAATTGATTGTATTGCTCTATTGCTTTAAATATTTGGTATACTACCTGTGGAACTACTGCGTTTCCGTAGGCTTTTATTGATTCTTTTCTCCACTTTGGAAAGGTAATTCTGTCCAATTTTTTGGAAACCCCATTAATTCCTGAACAAACGAGGTTTTCAGCTTGTAGGTAGGTTGGCCATTTTTCGTTAAATCTGCTGCCATCTGCCTTAAAGTCATTTGTAAATTTACTTTTTTTAACAAATGTTTTTGTTTCCTTTTCTTGTATGTTATTGGTTTTACTCCTGTATTCCAATCCATTGCGTTTGGAGTAGGCAATAAACCAAATCCTATCTCTTTTGTGAAATGCTCCGACACTTGCAGCTGAAAGTAAAAACGGTGTGACTTCGTAGCCTTCAGCTTCCAAATTAGCCTGCACCTCGTCGAATACCAGCCCTCCATTCCAATTAGTAAGGCCACGAACGTTTTCGCCCACAACCCAGCTCGGCTGAATCTCTCGAATTGCTCTAAGCATCTCAGGCCAGAGGTGTCTCTCATCCTCCTTGCCAAGTCGCTTTCCTGCGGATGAATAGGGTTGACAGGGAAATCCACCTGTAATGATGTCAATTGCTCCTCTGTGAATAGTGAAATCTGTCTTTGTGATGTCATGATAAGTTATTGCATTAGGCCAATAATAATTTAAAACTTTTTGTCCAAATTCATTCCATTCGCAATGGAATACATTTTCCCATCCCATCCATTCAGAGGCTAAATCAAAACCTCCTATTCCGCTAAACAAAGAGCCGTGTCTCATATTAGCTTATCTAAATTTTTATTATCCCTAATAGATTGTAAAATAAACAATTTCCAAATTTTATTCTTTGTCTTGGCGCCAACGCTTACCTCGTCTACATATCTAACCGTCAAGCGTAATTCTTTTCTAACGTCATTCTCCATCTCCTCCACATTAAACTCCCAAGGTTTTAAAATTCCTTTTTCTTGGAACTTATTAAACCAGTTCATGCCCCATTCTGCAATGTCTCTGCAAAATCCTGTGTCCTTAGCATACTGGTAATTATCTCTAAATATCTGCTTACCAACCTCAATCCAGTACGCAATCTCTTCGTTGCTTGGTTCTTTTTCTTTGTTGTTTAAAGCTTGTACTTCCTGAACAATTTGGCTTTGGTGGTGGGCATAATATTGGTTAATCCATACGCTTACTGTCTTCTCGTTTACGTGGTAAAAATCGCCGTATTGTCCTCGCATACCAGCATGGAGAATATAGTCAACTCTTGCCTCTGTCATCCAGCCGTAGCTGCTAAATAACTTGCTAAGACATCCAAGTAACTCGCTTGCCTCTTCTTTTTTGTATTCTTTAAACTGCTTCAGTCCGCATACAAACTCCATCTTGCGGAGGTGCGTTAAAATTATCTCATTCATTGTTTAGGTGTTTTTGTTTTTGTAAGTCTTCGTAAAGTTCGTCAAATACGTTGTAAGTCTTTGACTTTTCGGGTGGCTTGTAGCTGGTTTTTAAATTGTTAGCTAGGTAAAGGTTAAAACTATTTTCAGCCTTTGCAATCGTCATGCTTTCGCCTTCTTTTATTGTTGCCCATTTTTCAAATAGCTTTTCAATGGTTTCGTTATCTGCTGAATGTACGTGCGCCATCCTTTCAAAATATGGTCGCTTTAAAGGCTTTTCTTTTTTAAAATCAATAAAGACCTCCTCCAAAGATAAAAGTGCGCCAGCGCTTCTTTGATTGTTTACATTACCATTTACATTAACATTATCATTTACATTAACATTACCATTTACATTAACAGCTACGTTTGCTAGAGAATTTGTAGCATTGCTAGGGTTTGCTAGGTCATTTCTAGCATTGCTAGCTTTTGCTAGACCTCCCTTTTTACCAGCCTCAGACCTTAAATGTTTTTTTTCATCCCAAATCTTTAGGTCCCTTTTAAGCTGAGTCTTAATTGGTAGGAATGCAAGACGCACAAACTTGTCGTCCGTTTCAGGATTTTCATCGTTAACATAGCTAAAAATGTGCTTAATTAACTTTCCAGCTTGCTCGTGGTCAAGCTCTTCAAAGACTTCTCTTTGGTCCGTATAAAGTACAAATGATTTTTTCCCTTCCATAAAATAAAAAAGGCCCTATCGTGTCGGAGTCGATGGGCCTTGGTGGTTATCACCTATGAAAGATTCAAGGCTCCGACCTCTTAAATCTATCATTATTTACACAAATATAATTCTTTTTAATTTATCCAACTAAATCCCTACGTTTTAGTTCGGTATAAATTGTGCCATAACATCTGCCAAGTTCAATTGCAATTATTTTAATTGGCTTGCGGTCTTGCCATCCTTCAAATATTAACTGCTTTTCCTCGTCAGTTACTCTGCGTCTTTTCATTGTCGTTTAAAATTTGTTCAATAGCTGATAAACAGTCGTGAAATAGATTGCCACCTTGGTCAATCGAATTGTGGAGCCGTTCAAACAAAGTCACAAACTCGTGAAACTGCTTAATTGTTGCCTCTCCACCGTCGTAATTTTCCAAAAACCTAAACGCCTCGGTTGACTTACGTTTTAAAGCGTTAATCATGTTTTTGTGCTTTGTTCTTAGGTCCACGTCAAATGCCTTTAGCATTGTCACGTCTTCGTAGTAATCTAGCATAATTTCTTGGAGCGCCAAGTATACCAAGTACTTTTGAGTTGCTCGGTGGTTGAGTTCTGTAATGATTTCCTCTCGTGTCATACTAAGTCCTTTATTTTAACAAGTACGCCAACGCTGGTGTTGTTGTCACCACCTTTGACGTTTGGTCTTGCTTTGCCTTCGTCTACTAATTTTTTAACAAGCATTTTAAGTTCGTCTGTTTTAATTACAATTGCTTTGAATTCTGCGATTTTATAAACCCAATAATCTGCTTGAGTTGTGGCAATGCCTGAGAGTTTACCTCGGCTCTCGTATTCAATGTAAATGTTTCCAGTCCTTGCAGACATTCGGTCAGTCTTAACCTCAAATTTGGAATTACTTACAATGTCGTGAAACCAAGTCTCTCCCTCGACAATGCCATACTCTAAGTCGTATCTAAAATCGCTATTAAACTCCACGCTTTAAAAAGTAGCGTGCAACCCTTTTACCATTCTCCAGGGTAACCATGTCGGTTACAACGTTTAAACCTTTGTCTCTAAGGTCTGCAATCCTTGCCGCTAGTCTAAAGCATCCAAACTGGTTTAAAGCTTCTAGCTGGGTAAGGGAATAGCCATTTAATAGCCATCCCTTGATTAGTGCGTTTTGTGAGTCTGTGCTTGTCATTAGTTCATTAATTTTTCTATTTCTAAAGTTGCATCTGTGTATACTTGACGAAATTCGTATTCATTCAAAGGCTCAATTTCATTTTTCGCCCAAAAATCTGCGTGCCATTTAATCAAATCAATTTTGATGTAGGCATAAACGAATAAATCAGGTAAGTAATTAGGGTTTACAACTAGGACGTCATCGTCGTTTAAAATCATGTAATGAAAGTCCATTATTTTAAAATACTTAGGGACGTCCATTTGAAACTCCGTTACTTTGGTTGATTTAATTGTGTAAAATTTCATAGGTGTTTTTGTTTTTATTGTTGCATTAATTTAATGCCTAGCATATAGCCAAGCGCAAAGATGGGTGACATTGCTACAATGAAGTAGATGATTTTGCCTGTAATTTTAAGTGCTTTTTTCATAGGTGTAGAAAGTTATGCCCCCGAAGGGGCGTTTGGTTATTAACTAGGATAGTTTTTATCCCAAGTTCCAAAAGTTGGATTTTTTGACCAATCAAGGAAATATAGTCTGCAATTGTCTTTAGACATTACAGATTCCATTAGGTCAGACTCTTTAACAAGTCTAGAGTCCACCCATTTAGTCCTGTTAAGAACCTTAACAACACCATTGCTAAAATCAGCAATAAAAGAAACAGAAAGTTTTACCTTCTGACCTTTTAAAGCCAAAATCATTTCTGACTTTGAAACACTAACAGGAAAAAACGGCTGATTCGCCATAACAAAAAGAGAACTTCCATCTCGTGCTGATTTCCTTCAGTCGCAGGATTGTGCTTGTTTGTTGAGTCAAATATCTAACAAATAAATTAGATTCCAAACTATTTTTAAAAATAAATTAAATTTTTTTCTCAATCATATTTTTGGATTGTGCTACATCCAGCAACTTTTTTACCTTACGATATTCTAGCTTTTGGTCTTCTGCTATTTCTTTGCAGTTATAACCGTATGTCGCCAGCGTCAGCACTCGGCTGATTTGGTGGTCGGTCAGAATGTTAAAGATGTTTTCGTTTATTAGCTTACGTGGGTGGATTTCATGAAGCTTCATTTTGGTATAGAGTAGGTAGCCTACCTTTTCCTTATCTACTCCAAGCTTTGCAGCTATCCTTTTGCGAGTAAATCCTTCGATGTATAGTCGCTTTACTTCGTCCATTATTTCTTGAGTTTCCATAATCTTTCAAAGGTTTCGTTAAATGGTAGCTTTTCAGTTTGATAGGTAGACTTAACACCTCTTGGCGCTAGGTCTGCTGGGCGTTTAATGAATTTGCCTAAATAGGTGTAGTTGCTCATTTTAGTTGTTTTTAAATAGGTAATAAATGACGTACCAAGCAGCGGCTAAAATCAAGACAATCGTAATTATTGGGATGTATTTAAGTCCTGCTAAAATCAGTAAGGTTATGCTTATGCCTGAGAATAGGATAAGCGTTGCCAAAAATATTGGGTTATCTTTCATTTGATTTGTAGGCTAAAGTTTTCGATAATTCTAGCGCCAGTAATATTCTCGCCTCTTTTAATGGCTTCCTTAATTGCTACCTTGTCAGCAGTTACCACGTTTTTAATGTTTACAAACTGGCTAGGTAAAGCCTCTACAATGTCAACCTCCACCGCTTCGCTACGGCGCAAACTAAGCTTGAATAAAGGACTTTCAATTTTGTCAATGGCACTTACTAGCATTGCCTCTCTAAGTGCATCCTTAAGCCTTGTAATGGCTCGCTCCTTACTGTCCTTCATTGCCTTGAGTCTTTTAATCTCTTGGTCGATTGCATCGGAATCGCTTTGGATGTTTGCGATGACCTTGGCATAGTTGCCAGCCTTGACTTGGAGTTGCTCTTGGTTTATTACCAGCATTGCTTCCAACTCAGGTGTTAAATCTTCTGTTTCCAATAGGAAGGCTAACTCAAGCGCCTCCCTTGTGATTTCATATAGGTTCATAGTAATCCGTCTAAGATGTCCTTTTGGTCTTGTGTTAATTCGTATTTAGTCAAGGCATCTTTTGCTTGCTTGCGCTGGGCATCGGTTCCGTTTAAATAGCGAACGATGTAGGCAAATTGCTCGTCGGTTGGCTTGGTCTTTACAACCGCTGGCACTTGGCGCACTGGTCTAGTTGCAGCCTCTCCATCGTCATCGCTAATAGCTAGGTTTAAAATGCTTGTAATGGCATATCGTCTTGCGTAACTAATTGCAGAGCCTTGCGCTTGTGGGTCGTTCTGTCTAACCACTTGCAAAGTGTAGGTTGCTGAAATGTACTCACCACTTTCTGCGTGAATTAGCATTGTTGTCAAGCCGTCGCCGTTTGGAAACTGGCTAAGAATTAAACCAGCCTTTTCTAGCGGCTCGCTGACCTCTGTAATAATGTGAGGTAAGCTGGCGTAATTGGATTTAAAAAATGGGTTCTTAGCATCTTTGCTAATCTTCCCAACCATTGCATGAAACTTGGCAAGTCCTTGTGTTAGGTTTTGGATACTCTGTGATTTTTCCATAGGTGTTTGTTTGTTTAAAGGTCTCGTTCAATGTATAATACTAATTCGTAAATGAGGGAGTTGGTAATTGTCACCTCGTCCCAGCCGTTTGTTTCTTCGTTAAACTTGGTGATGGCTTTGGTTGTCTCAATCTCAACCTCAACCTCGGAATCGCCGCAATAATCCCAGTCGGACTCCTCGCCGCATTGCTTGACCTCGTAATGACCAGTCCAGCAATACTCCTCGCCTTCGTAATAGAATAGCACCTCTTGGTCGAGGTACATTTCAGAATCGTTAAATAGTTTTCCCATAGGTGTAGAAAGTTATGCCCACTTTCGTGGGCAGTTTATTTATCTTATTTGCATTAAAGCTGCTTTCATTTCAATTGACTTGTAAGAATCAATTGCCAAATCTAGAGTTGCAAAATTTTTGCCTCCCATTCTGTTGCCGTTTTCTAATCTGATAAAATAATAGTTGTTGCGACCTCTAGCAATGGTAATTGAATAAACTTTGCTTTTTACTTGAATTTGTAGGCTTTCGTAGGTTGTCTCAATTTCTTTCTCGTTAAAAATTTCAGTTCCCCAGCCGTTAATAGTAATTAGTTGCATAGTATTTTGGTGTTTTGGTTGTTGTTGTTGTTATTACTGAGACAAATATCTAACTTATAAGTTAGAATAAAAAATATTTCTAACTTTTTTTTTAACAAAAGTGAAGATTTTTTTTCCGTGTCGTTTTTTATGCTTTTAACTTGCGTATGGAAGAGGCACAAATCATTAACCCGTTTGGCTACCTAAGCGCAACCAAGGTGCTAGACGAGAATCGCAAGCCAGCTGACTGGTGGCATCAATATCTTGAGTTTAACCAAGCAGTTGCTGAGAACGAATTTTATATTCTGTTTGCCGATGGCTTACTTGTCAAAAAAGGGAAATCTAAATTTAGGAGCAGTCAATATGTTAAAGGCGAAAAGTACATTGATTTTAAAACGTTTTACAAGCAAGCAAAACTTGAAAAAGATTGCAGCGACGTTTGGCTTGCTTATGGTGATAATTTGCCTTATTAAATGGTGGTCAGAGTTTCTTAAAATTAACTTATAATGGAAAAATCAAAAATATTTTTATTAATCTCCTGCGTTTCAATTTCTTTTACCTTGTTTTTAATGCTAATAACTTATTGGTTTTTGTTAAAATAATGACAAATAATTTCTTTGCCGTACAGGTTACGGTTGTCCTTGATGAAATACGAGACCTGCTAATTGCTAAAAATCAAAAGTACGGCAATAGCGCACTGGAACCCCTTGGCGTATTTAGTCAGTTGTCCTCAAAAGAAGGACTACTGGTCAGGATTGATGACAAGCTAAAACGAATCAAGAACGGCAGCTTACAAAAGGACGACGAGGATGTTATAAACGATTTGATTGGTTACCTTGTCTTGCTAAAGATTATTGGAAATGAGTCCTGATATCGCAAAATGCCTAGGGACAGGTTGTCCCTACAAAGAAACTTGTTACCGCTATACATCTAAGCCTAGCGATTGGCAAAGCTATTTCTTAGAACCTCCAATTAAGGACGGAAAATGTGATATGTATTGGGGAGACCTAGCAGAGTCTATTTTTAATCAGCTTAAAGAGATAGTTAAGCCTAATTAAAACAACTTTTTTGCCACTCCTATTTGGTGGACCTTTTGCAGAGGCTGGAATTGGTAGCTAAATAAATACTTGTTGTCCAAATAACTAACCGATGCGCTAGGCTGAAGCAATGAATTGACACCACCACCCAAGTAAATTCCCTTTGGTTTTTGAATAATTGTCTTTGTTTCTGTGTTCGTAATTGTGTTGGTTACGACTGGCAATTTATAATCGTTCGTAGCGGTCATTTTAAGCACCTCTCCAAGGACTTCTCCGCTAACCTTGGTACTTCCATGCTCAAATGGAAAGGTGGTCTCAAATAGGCTAATTTGTGGCTTAAAATCAATTAGGATTGTGTCTCTTACAACCTCGGTTTTTATCTTGGTTTGAGAAATGTAAACCGTCTCCAATTTGTCGACAAACAAAGTGTCCGTTTTTGTCACGGTTTCAAACTTGTAAACCGTCTCCTGCTCGTGTCTAGGGTAAACTACAAAGGTTAAAATTACCCCTCCAAGAAAAGCTAAGATTGCGATTTGAATTCTTTGGTCCATTATTTGTCTAAGTCAATATTTTCCTCGTAAAGTAGAGTCCTTAGCTGGTCACGACAAGCTTGGTAAACTTGGTGCTGGTCATCGTTTAGGTCCTCGTATTTAATCTTAGAGCGCAACCACTGGTCAAACTCATTTAAAACGCAATGCATTGCGCTTGCATTTACCGCCATATACCATCCATGTTGGTCCTCAGGCAATTTAAATATTAGCTTGGCTTTCATAACGGAAATTTACAAGAATCGACTAGCAACTCCCAAGTATCACTTTCTTTTGTTCTTATTCGTCTGCCATCTAAGTTTAAAATTCTACCTCCAGTTGGCTTAATTGGTGCGCCTCTTTCAATATGCCATCCTCCAAATCCGTCTTCATACTCTTCCTTGTATGCGCCAGTAATTGCTAGGTGAATTTGCTTTTGTACTAACTCATGGCAATGCTTTCCTGCGTTATATTGTATTGCGTCCCTAGCATCATTTCTGCTGGAGTTCTCGTGTATGTGTCCCATTACAAAAACGTCCATATTTTCATACATTTCTAACGCTCTAGTCAAGTTAATGGCTCCCTTAGTTACGACTCCACCTCCACCGCTTCCATGAAAGTATTTAACCATCTTGGTCATAAAAGTGTTGGTTTCAACTTGCTTTTTAACAACAAGCCAACCACCATATCCGCCAGTATGCACGCTGGTTTTGTTAGTATAATTTAACAAGTCAACAAACCTTTGCAATGGGTCGGTCTCAAGGTTTTTTATAATTGCCGTCTCGTGATTTCCATAACCGATAACAGTCAAAAGACTAGCATAAGGACTCCACCAATTAACCGCATCCTCAATGACTGCGTCAATGTAGTTTGCTTTGTTATGCTCAGGTAGTACATCCTTTTTGCTTCGTCTTGGGTCGTACTTACCCTGCATTAAACAAAAAAAATCCCCGTTAATAAAAACAGGAATTTCTTGCTCTTTACAATAGTCTAAATGGCGCTTTAATTTCTCTCGGTCACATTTAGGATTGTCCCAGTGTATGTCAGATAACAACGCAATTTTGGACTCTTTTTGGTCAAGGCTAATTTGGTGCAAATTCCTTGAGATTTTTTTGATTTCCATTAAGGAATAGTTTGGTATACTGTTTTGCCTCCAGACCGAACGGCTTTCAGCTTTTGCTTGCGGTTTCCTGTCTTGACATAGCTTACGTGGACCCAGTCAGGGTTGGCATCTGTCCCAAATTCCCATATTAACTGGTCAAAGTCTAAGCGAGAAACAATAAAGTCAAAGACCATTTTGTTGGTGACTCCACCTTTACTGCCGTCCATATCAATGTCAATAGCTTGCCCTTTGCAATGCTGAGAGGATGCGCTACCACCAATAAAATCATTTAAGGCTTTGCTTCGGTAACCGCTGGAAATAAAAATAGGCTCTTTAAAGTGCAAACGGATAGGCTCAAATACTTTCTCAGCCAATAGCTTAAAATTTTCCAAATGCTCAGCAGTAGGAGTGTTGTCAATGCCGTGACGCTTTGCAGAATCTGAACGAGTTACCTCTGCTAAATTTAAATGCGTGCTAATTTTCATTCTTTAGTTTTTTAGTGAATCAAGACCAACCGAATCAATCGTGACTTTCTTTTTACCCCAAAAGTTTTTCTCTTCTTTTATGAAAATAGTATCTCGAATGTAAACAATTGTCTTTTCAGCTTTAGCCAACTCAACCGCTTTCTTAGCTACAACAACCTCTGTCTTTAGCGTTTCAATCTTTTTGTCTACCTTCTCTACCATTTTGGTAAACTGCTTGTCTGACTTTGGTAGTGTTATAGTAGCTTGCTTAAATAGGCTATCACTTTTGACAAATAAGCTATCAGTTACTTGCTCTTCGATTACCTCTTGTTCTTTACTGCAAGAAGCTAAAACCAGCAAGGATAAAATAATAAGATATCTCATCGTTATTTGATTTTACCTAACTCCTGCAAGGTTGTCAATTTAGCAAGTGATGCAGAAAGCAAAGAATCCGAACGCTTTAGATTCATGGTTGCGTTGTCAATCTTCAATTCCAAGGCATCAATTTTCAAGCCTTGCTTTTCGATTTGGCTTGTATAGTTAATTTTGCCATCAATGTACAAGTAACCGATTGCAATGATTACTAGGAATAGCATTCCTTTTACTGGCTCTTTTGCAAATTCAGCAAAGCTAATTGGCAATGGGTTTGCTTTGATTTCTTTTTTCTCTTCAGTCATTTTCTTCTTTTTTATTTGGGTTCTTAAATATCTTTTCGGCTGCACTAATTCCCAAGGCAGCAGCAGACAAAGCAGCTACGGAATAAACCAATGCTTCGGAAGGCTCATTAACTGAATCGTGATTTGCATATAAGGTGTAACATAATGCAATCGCACTAAATACGCCAACAAATCGCTTGCTTGATGCTTGCCCGTTTTCGGATAGAAATCCGCTAGACCATTCAAAAAACTTTTTCATCTGCCTTGTCCTCTGTATTTACTTACCTTTTTTCCTTTAGGTGTATTTAGATTCTTTGCTTTGCCTTCTCGCTTCTTTCCAAATGCAGATGGCTTGCTATTAGCGTTACTTCCCTTCTTCATCTTTTCTTTTTTCGTAAACTGCTTTCTCGTTTTTAATCTTGTAGATAAGGTATACAATCGAAAGAATCGAAATGGTGAGAGTAAACACCACGTTAATAAATTCTAGTCCGATTGCTTGGAAGACGTTAGCCATAATTGCGACCAGAGTAGAAGGTATGCCTATTTCATCTTTCTGCAAGATATTCATTTGCTAATTGCTTTTTGTTTATCAAAAATAAGGCATTTTAAAGCAAATAAAAAAGCGCTATTTCTAGCGCTTTAAATCGTCGGTGGTGGTTTACCATTACTTTTACTTTAAAGCCTCGTAGAGAGGTCCTAAAACAAGCACAGTGAAGCCTTTAGACTTGACCTTGTCCTTGATTAGTTCAGCATCGGATTTGCTTAAGTCAATCTCGCCTTCGGAGTAGTAGACTTTCTTCGCCAACTCGTAAAGTCTGATTGGGTCTTCCTTTTCTTCAGCAGCAAACAATGCGTTGCCTACCATTTTAGAAAGTAGCATTTCTTCGCCTTTCTCGTTTTGAATCTTGTTGCCCTCGATGTCAGTCAGGGCGATTGCTAGATTTACGTTCATAGTGTTTAATTTTTCCGCAATTTATAAGATTAATTTTAAAGAGATGTCACCGTTTCCCAAACTAGTCCTGTAAAAACTGATAATTTGTTCAATGTATTGTCGTAAACAACAAGTCCTGTCGCTGGGGAAGCAATCGCATTCTTTTGCGTTGTTGTCATCCGTGGAGGCAAGAACCCTTGAGTAGTTGACTCCATCGTTAGGATTGAACTAGCTGCGTTTGTAGTTGTTCCTAGCAATAGTGAGCCGTACCATCTGCCGTGAGTTGTAGACGAGTTACCTAGCACAGTTGTGTTTGAGCCTAAGCCTACCACATCGTAGCCGATAACTACTTCGTTTGTTGAGCCTGTTGCGTTCAGACCTCTAGTTTGGAAACCTAAGTAAATTGAGTTGTTAACAGATGTCATTGCAGTTGTACCTGCCCCTGCGTATCTGCCTGAGTTACGACCAAACGCTATATTGTTAGCACCTGTTGTGTTAGCCAATCCTGCATTTTCACCAAAGAAAGAGTTTGAACTTGCCGTTGTATTAGAAAATCCAGCGTTTACTCCAAAGAAAGAATTACTAGCCCCTGTTGTGTTTGCTGCACCTGAATTACTTCCAAAGAATGAATTAGAACTACCTATTGTATTTAATTGTCCAGAACTTTGTCCAAAGAAAGAATTATTTCCTGCCGTTGTATTTGATTGTCCAGAACCATTTCCAAAGAAAGAGTTTCCTGCTCCTGTTGTATTACTTAATCCTGAAACTCTACCAAAAAAAGAGTTACCTACTCCTGTTGTGTTTGAGTCACCTGCCGCTTGACCATAAAAAGAGTTGTTTGTACCTGTGGTATTTCTTTGACCTGAATCTCTACCAATAATAGTATTTGTCAGAGAGTTACTAATTCTAATATGATTAGTTGCGCTTCCTGCACTATTGTTAAATGTAACTGATGCACTCGAAGGAGTAATAACTCGAATCGACAAAACAATCGTTCCGTTAAAGTCAGAAGTAGGAGTTATTACTAGCGTTCCTGTTGTGGTTGCTCTTGGACCTACTGCCCCTGTCGCAGTTAATGCAGAAGATGTAAGGCCTCCAAAGTCGATGACAAACGAGCCTGCCGTTCTGCCTGTTACTGTATAGGTAATCTGATAGAAGGTATTCACCACCCCTGCAAGTGTGCTTGTCAATGTAGTGGTAGACCCTGCGACATGGGTGTAGCCTGTCGCAAATGATGTTCCTGTCCAAGATGCATCTCCTGTGCCTGTGGTTAGCAGTTCAGTACCTAGTTGCCCTGAGTCGGAAGCAGTAGTCCCTTGGATAGTTGATAAGCCGTTTAGCAAGGATGTGCCTGTAACTTGCAACATCTGACCTGAGTTGGTTGATGAGCCTACAAGTAGGTTTCCAAACCACCGCCCGAAGGTAGTAGAGGAATTGCCGATTACTGTGGTGTTGCTGCCAAGACCTATGGCTAGAAATCCTATTACAATTTGATTGGTTTGATTGTCTGCTGCCGCTCTAGTTTGCGCCCCTATAAAAACAGAGTTGTTTGCAATTGTTAAATTAGTTGTGCCATCTGCAATAAAGCGACCTGCAATATTTCCAATAGCAGAATTGTTTCCTCCTGTTGTATTATTAAGTAATGATAAATTACCAATTGCCGTGTTGCTACCACCTATTGTAGTTTCTTGTAGTGAACCAGTGCCAATAGCTGTGTTTTGAGATGCTGTTGTACTATTTTGTAGAGACTGAGTTCCTATTGCGACATTTGAAGCTCCTGTGGAATTAGTTTGTAATGACCGCCATCCAATAGCTGTATTACTTGCACCTGTGGTATTTCCGTTTAAAGCATTTAAACCTACTCTTGTATTAGACCCAATTGCACCTCCACCAACTCCGATATTCACCCCATTCACCACCGCATCAGCAGTAGCTGTAAGCACCCCCTGCACCCTAGCCGTTCCGTTAACATCTAGCTTAAAAGTTGGGGTAATAGTTCCAATTCCTAAATTTCCACCATCTTGCAAAAACATTTCAACAGTTGCACCATCATCTGTTGAAAATAATATTCCTTCTGTTGTACTATTTGGAGAAGAATATATACCTAAACTATTATTTAAAGGACCTATTATATTTCTTTGACTACCATCACCAAGTTTAAAATCACCACTGACCCTTGCAGTGCCGTTGACATCTAAGCGAAAGCCTGCGTCGGTGGTGGTGTTGATGAGAACGTTGCCGTTTGCCTTAATAAAAATAGGTTGTCTAAAAGTACCTGCGTCAAATACACCTAGAGATAAATCTCCGCTATTAACCGAACCGCTATTTACAACAGTTATTTGAGCAAGTCTTTTTTGGAATGTTGTATCAGTACTTGAATTATTTATAAATGTAATAGCAGAAACAGTGCCTGTTAAACCAGTCTGTGTGCCGACTAATTCAGTACCTGTAATGCCAGTTGATTCAATAGTTAAAGTTGTATTAAAAAAAGTTGACTTTCTAGGTGTGTTTGTACCTATACCAATACTTCCCGTCGCACTTTGTCTAAAAAAGCCGTTATCTCCTGTCTGCGTACCCGTACCACTCCAAAACGCTACTTGACCTGATGTTCCTGTCCCTGATACCCTAGCGTTAATCTGTCCTTGCGTCTTGTTAAAGCCCTGCAAGATTGTGTCAGTAGCAAGTATAGTGCTATTCGCACCTGTGCTAAATCCAGTTAAAGGAGTAGATGTTCCAACCTGTGCAGCAGCAGCAGCCGAAGCAGCAGCGTTGTTTGCACTTGTCAAAGCATTACCCGCCTGAGTAGTGGCTATTCCAGCCTGTGTTGTTGCGATTCCTGCCTGCGTAGTAGCAATGCCAGCCTGAGTCGTAGCCGTACTAGCAGCAGTCTCAGCATCAGTCTCAGAAGCCAAAGCAGCAGCAGCACTAGCCGAAGCCTCTCCTGCCTTAGTAGTCGCTATGCCTGCCTGTGTAGTTGCAATCCCCGCTTGTGTTGTCGCAGTACTTGCAGCAGCTTGTGCAGCGATTCTGTCCGCATCCGCAGCCTGCTCACTAGCCAAGGCACTAGCAGCCGAAGCACTTGCCTCGTTAGCTTTGGTAGTAGCAATGCCAGCTTGAGTAGTAGCAATACCTGCTTGCGTGGTGGCAATACCTGCTTGAGTTGTTGCAATAGTCGCTTGAGCGGTTGCAATAGAAGCCTGAGCAGTTGCGATGTCAGCTGATTCCTCAGCGTCAATGGCAGCTTCTTGAGCCTCTAAAGCAAACCTTTCAACTAATTCTGAGTCGTAGTCTCTTACTAGGATTTCTACGTTTGACGTTTCAGCAGTAACATCGATGATGGTCTCCTGATTAATTACCTCTATCTGTCTCATTTTGTTACTACTCGTCTAACATTGATAATTCCACCTACAAGCGTTGTATTTCCATCGGCATCAGTAAATAAGATGTCGTAATCCCATTGGTAGCCTTGCGACTCCAAAAACTCGTCACTAAATGTAAACGCTAAAACATTATCGTCATCTCCTTCAATGGTTAATCCGTCACCAACTGTCCAACTGATAAAAGGAACTGCATTAACATCAATTTGGCTCTTTACATCCATCTTAATGTCTGTGTATTGCTCCAAGTCAATAGGCTCTTTTGTTCCGTTTGGAAGCACATTGTTAAATGCAAGCCTAAATGTTTGCGTATTCCCTTGTTTGACGAATAGGTTAAGGTTACCTATGGATTGATTGCCGATGTTTGCCATAGCGTAAAGATAAGAATTAACCTACGATTATTAGATTCAATTTCTCAGCGATGTAGCTAAAGGCATAGTCGTTAGAGCCATCCCATCCAAGGTAGGTTTCTCCATCCATTGTTAGGTTGCCATCTGCTAAAATAGCGCCCACAACTAAAGGCATCTCCTCTGTCCCCTCTCCGCTTGCATTTAGCGAATAGTAAAAGGAGCAAGATGACTGAAGATTGTCATTGATGATAAATGCGTTCAATAGATTCGCCTCTTGGCTTTCGCCATTTTTCCAAATTGTTACTGCTTGAATTTTTTTCATGGTTTTTATTTGTTTAAAGTTTAATTTTTAAAGACAATCAGTTGTAAAGTTGCTTGAAATAATAATCCAATTTGCTCCGTTTGATTGAATCATTACAGATGAGTATTCGCAAAAAGGAGACAAGGAATAAGTTGTAACTCCATTTATTGTTTGAGAGCCATTGCCATCCAAAGTTACCGACCTTGCGCCTGACCCTGTGTTGTATTGGTAAATAACATATATGCGACCTGCACAAGTTGTTGCATCTGGAAGCGTAGCAGTTCTGTTGCTCGCACAATCAAATCCAACAGTGTAGTCCGTTTCAGTTAATGTATAGTTAGCCGTTTTGGTACTATGTGGAGTAGAAACGGAGCCTGAGAATGTAGCTGCTCCTGTGGAGGCTATGGTTAATGATGTACTTCCTGCATTTACAAATTGTGTAACATTTGGAGTAGTAGAATGACTTGCACCAAATACCCTAATGTAACTTTGACCACCAATATTAGATAATCCTAGACTACCAGCAGCAGTACCTCCGTAAAGAAAAGGATTGGCTGATGATAAAGTTAAATCACCAACGATATTTAATCCAGAATTAAAAGTTGATGCTCCTGATGATGGAATAACTAAATCTGCTGACGCTCCTGTTTGTAAAATTAGACTTCCACCTGACTCGTATATAAAGCTATTATCGGTAGTACCAATTGTCAAGATATCTGTGATTTTAGCCGTACCTGTTACTTGTAGCTGCTGACCACTATTTGCAGAATTTCCAATTAATAAGTGTCCATTTAAAAAAGTATATGTGAAACTGCTTGAAACTCTTTGCACAGTAAAGCCATTACTAACGCCTGTCATACCTGCTCTAAATATGTCAGAATTTGCAGATGATGAGGCTAATAAATCAAGATTATAAACTGGACTTGCCGTACCAATTCCAAGTCTGTCGTTTGTAGCATCCCAAAATAAACTGGACTCTCCTGTTATGCTACTTGTTCCGTTAAAGTAGGCTATTTGTCCGCTTGTGCCTGACCCGCTAACATAGATTGTCGAATCCAAGCTACCATCGCCCTTAACAAACTGCGAAGATGTGCCACCTAAAACTTGCGCTTTGGTCTTGTTTTCCCATAATCCGCCAGCTTGCAGCTGCAATAATTGACCAGTTGTTGGCGTTGTAATTTTAACCCCTTCGTCCGTGTTTATATTAGAGCCATAAGTTGTACGAACTAAAATAGTACCGTTATTTTTTGAGTTAATTGCAGCAGCAATAAGGACGATGTTATTAGGGGCAACTGGAGCCGTTGTTTGAAAACCTCCAGCAACAGTTGTACTTGCGTAAAGCAAAGCGCCAGCAGTATAACTGCTCGTATTAATACCATCTAATTCGCCAAAGTGCATTACTTGACCAAATGCCCCATTGGCAATTGTCTCCGCAGTAACTCCCATAAAGTAGTTGCTAGGGTAAGTTCCGTTTGCCAAGAATGGAGCAATTTTTAAATGACCGCTTGCGCCGTCTGTTCCGTCAAATCTTACAGAGGTGCCTTTTGGAATGCTTGAGCCAGTTGAGTTTTTGACATAAAAAAAAGTGTCTTGCCCAATGTGTTGTAAAACGCCATTCATTATGAGCGCAGCCGTGCTTCTTGATGAGTCCCAATAAACTAATCCTTGCTCATCGGGAACGCTAACAACTGACGTGTCAAAACGAATATACCCAGCACGTAATCCTTGCGCCCCTAAATCAACAGTAGTAACGGCTCCAATATAAGGAACAAAACCACCGCTTGAGTTTTCCCATTTACTTGTAGTCGAATTGTAAACTAAAACTTGACCATTGCTAGGCGAAACAATCGAAACGTCATTTAAATCGTTAAGGTCCAAGTTGCCTTGGTCGGTGTTTTCCCATTTGCCACTAACCGAATCGTAACGCAATATTTGCCCGTTAGTTAAACTGCTAATTGCTACGTCGTTTAATTCATCTAAATTTTCAGGTAAACCGCTTAAAAACGTTGCCTTTGTGGTCTGTTTGTTTAGTCCGTTTTGCCAAATTAATACAATGTCATTATCGCCAACGGTTGACGCAATTGGGAAATCTATGAACCTTCTATTTGCCATTATGAAATTGGATAAACGTATGCAGTAGGTACTTGCCCAAAGGTAATTCTTGCAACTCGACTTGCCAAGTCATACTCCCAACCAATTACTTGCAATCGGACAGTTGTGTAGCCTGTATAATTTAGGCTAGCAGTCAAAAAGCCAAACGCTGAAGCAGTCCCTTTGCGTCTAAATGACCCCTCTAATCGGTAACTTAAAGCGTTGTAAATGCTTAACACATTTCTAGCATAGCAGTCTCGCAAAGTAGGTGAATAACCTCCCAAAAGCGCTTGGTTTTCAAACGAAAGATTTGTTTGAGTGTAGGTTATCGACCCGTTTGCATTGATTTGAAAAAGGAAAGTTGACGTTTGGTAATTGTTGCCGTTCGCATCTTTTAAAAAGACTTGAATTTGCACATTTGCCTCGCCTGTATAATCATAATCATCAAGCGTAATCGTTACATTTCTTTGAGTGCTAGAAATTGTTGTAACAGTAACATTTAGTTCAGCGCTTGGAGGTGGAGGATTGCCCGATAAGCTGCTTACCAAAATAAAAACAGAATCAATTGTAAAGCCACTTGACGCCACAAATTGACGCTGATAACCTCCTGTAACTGTACCGCCTGAGAAACTTAAAGTATTGCTTCCTAAAGTGTCTGTCAATCGGTTTACTTGAGTTACTGCGCCGCTTGGCACTTGAATAATATTTGGAGTTGATGCCAAAGACTTTTCAACAAACACAATGGCTGGTAAATCGCCAATTTTAAGCCAATTCTTTGATGCAGTAATACAAAGGTCGCTAAACCTTAAAGTGTCGTCTCGTAAACTTGTGTATGCCCTAGCAGTTTCGTAAATCTTTTTTACCTCTGTTGGATTTCTTTTACCTTCAAAAGTTGACAATATTTTTGCGCTTGTAACTACTGCGCTGCCAGTCTCGCCAAAGTATTTTAATTCGATTGACAAAAAGCCAGCCGTTGGCAATACAAAGCTTGTAAGTTTGAACTTACGTGTATCATCATCTTTAGTTGAATAAAAAACAAATGTATTATAAGTTTCGCTCCAGTCTAGCAATGAAAAACTGCCAACAATGGTTGTCCCTAAATACCTTGTGGTTGCGCTGGAATCTACGTGCTTAACGGCAATTGCCAAACCACTTGCTAAAGTAGAGTAATTAATATCAACCTCTAACTCAAGGCTTAAACCAGCAAAGTCCAAGAATACTGGCTTTGATGTAATTGGCTGGTCTGTCTCCTCCCCATTTGCCATAAATCGAATGTCCCAGCTAACTCCTTCTTCGTCATTATATCCAGTTTGTGACGGAATATTATTTGGAAAAATCTGTATTACTGGGGTGTCGGGGTCAGGTGTTATTTCCCAATCAAAAGGCTTGTAAGGTCCCTCCAAAAACCAGCTTGCCTCGTTAAATTGTTCTCCATTCGCAATTATAGATTGTCCCAAATCGCCTTGGGTAATCGTTAGCTTTTTAATAGGTCTTTGGTATTGCAAAAGCTGGTCGCCACCAACTGGAATCCAAGTTGTGCCACCGCCTGTTTGGTCACCAATAACATCCAATGAACTTGTTTCGGTTGAACTACTTATAACGGCTCCAGTTGAGTAGCTATGCACATAAAGAATTGTGGTATTTATATTCCTTCCAATTGGTCTTTGTACTCTCCATCTGTTATTTCGCTGAAATAGCACCCAACCAAAAGTTCGGCAAATTTCCAATAAGAAATCGTAAGCGTTTAAACCTAGTTCAGTAAAGGTCCCCTCTTGTACAAGCAAATTCTCGCCTTCTGCTTGGTCAAAAATACTTTTTGTGTTGTCCATTACCAACCCCTCGTAAAGGTCGTTAGACACCTCTAAATTAAGTTCTAGGTTAAGCCTATTTAACTGCTCCAAAAACAAATCGCCTAAATCAGTGTCGACAGATGGTCCCTCCAAAGCAACCTCTTTAAGTTGTGCAAGTCCATCGGTTGCGGTAATAACGACTGGGTAAGGAGGGTCTTGGAATGGCTCGCCTGTAATGTCGTTTAACAAGTAGCCTTTAAATACAACATTTCCAGCAAACTCGTGAACAACTAAAAACTCCCTATCTGAATAGCTAAAGAAATTCCTAAAATCTGTTGTTTCAGTTGAGTAAAAGCTAATTGTTAAGGTGCTTGACATAATCGGCGAAATTATATCCTCATTATCCTCTCGCTCGTATTTGTGTACTGCTGGAAAGTCCGTAGCAATCAACTCGGTTGATGAGCCAACAAAACCATCTTGATAAATGCTTACAAGGTTTGCGTTGTTGTCAATGTCCCTAAATGGAATGGTATATTTTAAGCCGTATGCCATTAGAATTTGCGTTGTCTTGTTTTGTTTGCTCTGTTTAATGTGCCAACTAGGTTGTCACCGCTAATGCTAAAGGTAACATTTCCGCCCATCATATTTTGCAATTTGCTTAAAGGTGCAATTACTTCGGGATTTGTGCGTGCGCCTGTGTATTCACCAACTAGCGCTGGAGTTGGTCCTGAAACAATGCCTCCGTTTGCAAAAGGAGTAAGTCCGCCAATGCCCATTGATTTACCGCCTTTTAACAAAGCACCAAAACCGCTTTTTGCTCCAGCTGATTTACCAGCTGCCATAACTGCACCGCCTGTTAAAATATTTAGAGTTATAGCCGCCGCAATTGCTGCCGCAAATCTTATTACCATTTGTTTTAGCGCATCGAAAATGCCTTGAAAAGATATTTTACCAGTCTCGGCTAAAGTTGATAAGGTTTGCCCAAACATATCGCCAACAAATAAAGCTGCATTCATGTTTTGAGCAACCAATTGAGTTTCGTAAGCCATTAGTTTTTGAGCCTCTGCTGCTGCGTTTAAACGTGTTATGGCATCCTCAGGAATTACAATGCTTGGCATTGTCAAAGCAATCTGCTTATTCATTGCCAGAATGCTTGCTGATGCGCTTTGAACCATTTGCAAGCGTTCAGGACTCATTTGCTTAGTTACATCAGTAGGCTCACCGCTAAATGCATTTCTTTGACCTACATTTTTAAGCGTTGCATTTTGAGTTTTAATAAACTCTTCAGCTTCTTTGCGTAGTTGCTTAATTCTTTCCTCGTGAGCCTTTTGCCTTGCTTTAGCTTGTTTTTCAACCTCAGCGGTGTTTATTTTAGTTTGTTGTGTTGTTGTTGCCGTTGCAGTTGCAAGCAAATCCTCTGAAGCTGCTTGCTCCTTTCTTATTTTTACATACGTTTGATAAAGCGCCTTTGAATCCTCAAGCGTATGACCCAAACGAATCATTTCGTTAAGGAATTTGGTTTGGCTTTCTCCACTTATTAAAGTAGAAAGACTAAGACTATCGAACTCAGCAGCCGCATCCTTAACAGTTCTTGTTAAATCGTCGGTTGAATCGTTTACTTTTAATAAATACGTTCTTGCTTCGTCGCTGGATTCTGCAATAGTTTTAAATGGATTCATTAACTCAATAATTTCTCCCAAATTTCTAAGGGAAGAAATCACGTTGTTAAGGTCTTTTACAAACCAGTTAATAAAGCCGCTAGATGAGTCACCAATGTTTTTAAATAGTTGGGTAATGTTATCCTCTAGGTTAGAAATTGCACCGCCAGTAGTTGCCGCAATAGCCTCCATTGAACCCGAAACACCTTCAAGGTTTCCAAGGCTCAAAATATATTCTTGGATTGCCTTGTCAGACTTTTGAACCTCAGTAGTTATTCCTTTAAAGGTAAATTGCACAACATCACCTTGAGCGGAAGCCTTTACTCCAAACTCTTTTAATCTTTCAAACTCTCCTGTTTGTGCGTCAAGTATTGCCTCTGTTAATTGGTCAAAAGATTTACCAACTGAGGAGGCTAAGTCACCCATTTTACGCATTTGCTCCATCGTTGGAACAAATCCTCTGTTGGCTAATTTTACAAATGAATCTGTTAATTCATTTACTTGAAAAGGAGTTTTTGCAGCAAAGTCAACAATTTGGTCCATTGCTGCTTTTGCAGCTGAGTTACTACCTAAAGCGGTAGTAAGTACCGCCTCCATCTTTTGAAACTCAACAGTAGTATTAAGAATCGCTTTGCCAAAATTTATTAATTGGTCAACCGCAAAAACACCAGCCAATGTTGCTCCAACCTCGGAAAAGGTTGAGGACATTTTTTTTGTTGACTGAATCGTTTGCTTATTTGATTTGTCAATTGACGAATTAACTGAGTTGACCTCTGACTTTAGGTCAGCCATTGCCTTGTTAAATTCTTTTAACTGGGCGACAATGTCAACATTTAATTTTGCGCTCATTTTATGGTCTTGGTTACTGTGTCAAAATTGGCTTCTTCTTCAAATTTAAGGTTTTGCCATTGTAGTCCAATTTGGTACGCTCTCTGCTTCTCTTCTTCAGTCGGAATCACAACTGGCTTGGCATCTAACAATGGAATTTTCCAGTACTTGTCAGGCTTTCTAATTAGGTCAGATTTCTTGGTAACGTTTACATTGTTAAGTTGCACCCAAATCGTTCTAAATAAATTCTCCTCTTTGCTTTGTCGCATAGCATAACCATAGGCAATTGATTGATACTCGGCAAACGACATAAAATAAAAGGAGTCAGGTGCAATACCTAACTCCCCAATGGCGTAATGGCAAACGTCTCTAAATGTTATTTTTTTTTTGACTCTCCAGCGTCTCCACTTGGATACTCCACTTTTGTAATTGCACTTATGCCTTGCATGATAACGACAACCACCTTTCCAATTTCGTCTGTTGGGTTTGTGTCTACCCAATCAATAATATCCACAAGTTCCAAAGTAAATTCTTTGTCGTGGTAAAGCGCATCGACATACAAAGCCGCATAAATAAACTTTGCAATTGCCTTGATTTGACCAACGCCTGTCTTTGTTAGCGCCTCAATTGTTTCTTGGACATCATATCCAAGACCTTCGCTAAAATGCAACAAAGCACCCATACCAAATTTAACGGTATAGGTGCTGCCATTAATTGTAATTATTGTTCTGCCTGTGTGATTCATAGGCGAAATATAATACTAATTAAGTTGATGCTGGTACTACGGTCGCCTTTAGTAAAGGACCTTTTCCAGTAAATTCTACGGAGTAAGTTACTGCTGCTTCCATTTCTGCACTTACAGAGATAGAGGCAACAGATGCGTTTCCGTAAAATACAAGGTCGCCAGTTACGTTGGTGGTAAATTTAAGAGCCACAACAGTACGACCGCTTAGTAGCGTATAAATGTCGCCAATGTTGTTTGTATCGTCAAATGCAACCAATCCGTCAGTAGAAACAGACCAATCACGAAGACCAGCGATATGGTCCGCCCATCCGCCATCGTCTTTGCAAGTTGCATCTGCAAGGTCAACGTTTACAGATAGTTCAGAGGAGGTAGCGCAACCAATCATAACGTTGTCAAGGTAAACGTTAAGAAGCGTGCCGTTAAATTTGCCAGTAGTAGCCATATTTTTATGAGGTTAATTCGATTTTTTTTTTAAAAATAAAAGGACTTATAAAAAATGCAAGACAATAAATTTTAAGTATAAACCAAAAAGTTGCCGTCTTGGTCAATAATAATCTCAAATAATTCGTCAACAATAAATCTTTCCGCTGGTAAAATGGTTGGATAAAGTCCTCCAACACCTTTAAAACTTACTGAAATGCTTGCAGCTTGCTCCATTGGTGCTGATTGGCTAATTGATTCAATCGTTGCCAATCCAATAAACGTTAAATTATCCTCTTGCCCAGCTGACAAATAAACTCGCTCACGATTAATATAAGCGGTGTAAAGGTCGCCATAAGAATAACCTTCTTGAATAAAAAGTGAGTCGCTTGATAACGACCAAGACCCAAGCTTGGAAATATGGTCTGCAAAAAATCCTGACTCGTTGCTTGTCTTGTCCAGCTGGCTCATTTCAGCAGACAAATTGTAAGCCGTAGACTTAGCAATTCTAGCTAAACCAACAGAAACAAATAAAGCGGAGCCGTTAACCTTACCCATCAATCCAATTTTCAATAGTCATGATTTCCCGATGCACAATATTTGTGTCGGTAATGCTCGATAGGCTAGTTTGCTGAACAAGTTTAGCTGTTACAATTTTGCCAACTTCTAGTGCTAAATAGTTTTCAGGATATAGGCAAACAATTTGCAAAATCGAGTCAGCTATTGTGTCGGCATCAAATCTTCCGTAAGGCGCAATTCCTGCCGTTACAACGTCCAAAGTTATCGTGGTGATGTAGTTATATTCTTGGTTGTCTTTATCGTCTTCTTGGGTCTGATTTGTAATAAGAATGTACGGAAAATTGGCATTGTCAGGAGCAAAGGTATCGTAGCAAAGAACTGGCGCACCTTTGTAGGTTATCGTGCCATTTAAAGCTGACCAGTAAGCCTTGCGTACAAACTTTTTAATATTTCTCATTGTTTCTTTTTCAATAATGTAGTTAAAGTTTTCTCAATTCTTTTAGGCAATTCTCTTCTTTGCTTAAAAACTGCTGGGTAAAAGAATGGGTCAGCATCAAAGTTTCTTTTGCGTCCAGTTGTGCCTTTAAATTGCTTTGCAAAAGTTTTTAATTCCGTTGGCACTAAAACACCACCACCAGTTCCAAACTCAATATAAGGCGCATAAAAGGCTCCTACCTCGACGCCTCCAGTCACTTCGTTTTTTGTAACTTTAATTGGAGTTGACTGAATGCTTTGCTTTAGCGCTCCAAATTGAACTCTAACCTCTGAAACTGCCTCTGACTCAATTGCAAGCATGGAATCCTCCACCTCTGCACGTACAAAGTCAGCAACGTCTCCCTCTAAATCTTTTAAATACTTATAAAAAGCGTTAAGGCTTTTCTTGTCAAAGTTGATGCTTACCATTAATCCCTCTCTTTAGCAATTAACTTAATCATTCTGTCATATTCCAAAACGTCAATAATAGAGTCAATGATTAGCGTTTTGCCGTTGTAAAGTATATGCATTGATTTGGTGATTGTCACCAAAGGATTATCTCGGATAATTATCTCCCATTGGTTTTTAATAACCATTTGGTCCTCGCTATTTATGCGTGCGCCATTTACGTTAGTAACCTTTGCCCAGCAAGTATAACTAACGCCCATTGAGGAATAGTAACCGCCAAATCCGTCACCAAATAAATTTGGGTTTAGGAATTGTATGCGCTCCCGTAAATCGCCAGCTTTAACCTCTTTGTTAGTCCTCATGCACCAAACCAGTTGTAAGTTTTATAAGGCATCAACAATGCTTTTACTCCCAAAGGAGAAGGTATTGCTTGCAAGTCGCTAAAGTCTTCTCTGCGTTCGTAAAGCGTGTTTACCATCATTTTAACGGCAAGCTTTATGTCTTCAGGAACTGTTGTAAAGCCAGCAGTATAAACCATTTTAAATTTAAACGATTGAGGACCGCTAGTAATTGCAATTTTTGGGAACAAGCCTACATTTAATTGGTATTGTAAAGCAGTCTCTGCCCCATTTTGGTCAACAGTCACCACCTTGGAAACATCTGTTGACGAGACCAAAGGTCCGTAAGGCAACTGCCATTGGTATGGAAAAGAAAAGGATTCAACAGTTACTGTCTTGCGAATAATTGCTTTGCCCATAAATGCCTCGCAATGTAGTCGAGCCACCTTTATTAGGCTGCTTATTAAAGTGTCCTCAAAGGTTGAGTCAATCCTTGCGTATTCTTTTGCCTCAGTTAAACTAATTGGCTCGATTGCTGGAATCTCGTCCTCTAATTGGACAGAATAGCCAGTAAATGAAAGGTTGCTAGGCGTGTATAATAAATCACTCATCGTATGGTTTCTTTGCTTTGTCAACGATAAAATTAAAGAATCTTTCCAACTCTTGGTCTTGGTATTTCAACCGCTCCTCTGCAAGGTTTCGCATAATGTTTTGGTGAAAGTCATAAAGTATTTCATCTGTCATTAACTCCTCAATCTTTGCAGCCATTCCGTCGATGTCTTCACGTTGAAAATACAATCCAGCAGAACCAAGGCATTCCTTTAGTCCGTCAGTAGGCGTGCAAATAACTGGCAGTCTATTAATAGCCGCCTCTAAGCCTACACGTCCGTAAGACTCGTAAGATGATGGCACAAGTACAATGTTTGTTTTGCCGTAAATTAAATGCACGTCAGGAGTTTGCGCAACGTACTTTAGATTTTTTAAAGTGTCGTCCATGATTTGCTCGCCGTAGCTTCCAAGCACTCCAAGAAATTTAAACTTTGGCAATCTCTTGGCAAGGTCAATTAAAATTTGCCCTCCTTTGTTTTCGTTGCAGTTAATTAGCGTAATGTATTGACCATGCTTTCGGTTGTACTTTACGTCCTCTGGAAAAATAGGAGGCTTGCAAACAATAGAGGCATTTGGGTAAGCACCGTTATCTAAATTCTTTTCGTTTGCCTTATTGTTGTAAACAACGTGAATGTTTTGCTGCTTAAACCTTACATTTCTGTAATCAGAGTCGTTGTGACTTAAAAAAATCAATTGCTTTTTAAACCTCATGCACCAATTAATCGCAACGCCTGTATTATCTAAATGGGTAAATACAACGCTTGCATTTTGTAAGGCAAGAAAAAAGTCGTTTGAATAATAGCCAGTTATAAATTTTATAAATTTAAACTTTTCGCCATCAGGATAAATTTGCCCTTCAGGTAAAATAACTTCAATGTTGCAGCCTTTATCGTGAAAATATTTGGCGTAATGCTGGACTGTCCACTCGGCTCCTGAGTTGTGCGTTCCTGCCCATGCGTGTACAAAAAAAACTATATTCATACCTTTTTTCTATTGATTTCGTGAAAGGTATTGATTTTTAGATAAATAAAAAAAACCCCGACGCTTTTGTCGGGGTCTTAATCAACTAAACACCTATTTTACTTATACTGCGGAACCGTTAGCAAGAGCGGCAGCAAATCTACCGAATACCAAAGCCTTGGAGTTGTAAACTGCAAATGCAATTCTTTCCTCAACTCGTACAGTTACAAAGTTTTTGGTTACGTTGTCAGCATCCTGCTCAAAGAACTCAAGAGTTACGCCCTGACGAACGAACAATTGGGAACCAAGCGCCCAGTCACCAACGAAGAAATCGCCAGCAGTTACGGCATTGATGCTATAAACAGGAACGCCCATGATAAACATTTGTCCGCCAGTCATAGAAACGTAGCTAGGCAAGATGTAAGCGCCAGCAGTTTCCTTAACAGATACCAATTGCAAGTAATCGCTTGGGTTGATAAGGATTGCATTTGGTGCGTATTCGTCCTTAGTAGTTTGAACAACCGCAGCAGCAAGAACGTCAAATCTGTTGATTAGAGTACCAAATCTTACAGTTGTCCAAGCAGAGCCATCAGTTGCAACGCCATGAAGGTTTTGACCAACACCACTTCCGTAAAGAATTTGAGTATCTTCTACGTTCAACAATTTGCTCGGCGCACGGCTAGAAAGGTAAGCAATCAATCCAGTTGTATCGTCCAACATTTCTTTTGTCAATCGCATGAAAGTTGGGATTGTTCTAACAGAACGGTCAACCGCAGTCAAATCGAAATCAGACTGAGGCTTAGCCAAACCTTGTGCAGTTGGTGCAGCAGCGTTGTCGTAAGCGCTTTCACGTACAAAACGGATAAGGTTGCTAGAGGTTTGACCAACTGGCAACAATTGACGAACGTGAACTCGTCTATTTGGGTCAAACTTCAAATCAGGAACTCGGTCTGCTGGAATAACTTCTCCAGTGTAAGAGTTTCCAATTGTCATGTCCTCTTTCAAGTTAAGGTCCAACTTAACTTTGTTAGCGTTTCCGCTCTTGTAGTTGCCAAATGCGTCAGAAGAGAAAGCCTTCTCCAATTCGCTAGAGAAAGAATGTCCTTTAGCAGCGTTTGAGAAACTTGCCTGAGTTCTTGCATCTACACCATCAAGCTGAGCCTGAAGAGCATCAGCCTTTTCGTTTAATTTAGCGGTTTCGGCAGAAAGTGACTTTCTGAACTCCTCACCAGCTTCTTTCATTGACTTTACGTCTGAAATCAAAGCTTCGTTTGACTCCAATTTCGCAAGTACTGAATCCAATTGTGATTTAATTGCGTCCATTGTGTTTTAAATAAATTTTTTTAGTTTTTGGTAATATTCAAATTCCAAAGCCATTGCTATTGTCGGGTCCTCTTCGCTCTTGAATTGTGTTTCCACGGATTCTACGATTTGGACTGACTCCAATTCCTTTAGGTGATTTTCAATTTGTTTTAATCCAATTTCAAGCTGAATCATTGACTCGTCGCTAACGTCTCCGTTTCGTAAAATGTTGCAAAACTTAGCAAGCATCTCCTCGCTCTTTGGTTTATCCCAGCTTTTCATTGACTCAATTGGTGTATTTGGATTGGCTCCCCATGTAACAGTTGACCCCTCCCAAAGTTTAATCTCTTTAATTTCTCTGTAACCAGCCTTATTGTCCGCCTTGATAATTTCAAATCCTACGGAATGCTCATTAAATACGCCCTCAGAATAAAGCTTTATTACGTCCTTGCCGTAGCTGGTTTCTGTAATTTTAGAGGTAAATCGCAATCCTTTCGCATCCTCCATTAACTCAATAGGCTTTGCCAATGGCATCAATGGATTATGCTGCAATAGGTGCATGATTCGATTGCGTCCCATTGGACCATTCTCGGCAATACTTTTCTTGTAAGCACCCGAAACAATTACGTCCCCATCGGAATCAATGTTGTTAAAAGCTGAAAAGTAACCAGTAACGATTCCCTTTACATCGTCAACGTCTTCGATTATTCCTTGGCTTATATTCTTGTAAATCATGGTCTCTTTTTTTGTAAAAATAAAAGGGTTAAAAAAAAATGCAAACCTATAAAATTATTGATAAATAAAATGAAAGGCTTTTGCTTCGCTTTCCTCAAATAAGCTTGTATAATTTTTATAACCTCCCTCAATGTCACTCTCACTTGGTCGTTGAAAAGAAAGGAAAGGAGCGCAAATGTATGAATTGCCCTTAGGATGGACTATTGTCCTAAAATATTCGTCAATTGGTATATCCAAATCTAATTCTGCCATCTCCTTTGCAAATCTATAAGAATAAAGTATTCCATGGGTTGTCCAAGAGCCATAAGTCCGAACTAATCGCTTGCTTATTCTGTCTAGCCTCATGTCTTTTATATTGGCTCCAAGCATCAACATATCCCATTCAGTTGGCAAGTCATTGATGCAATTAATTAGGTCGCTATAATTGCCTCTGTATGTAGCGTCGTCCTCAAAAATTAAAACATTGCTTTCGCATTCTTGAAATATTTTTTTAAATGTTTGCCACAATCCAAGCCATCCCCATTCGTGTTTAATTGCGCTTACTCTTTCAAGGTTAAAATGCGGTGCTAATTCCTGCATGGATTCAACCCATTTGTCTTTGCGGTGGTCAAGGTTAATAACGTAAGCAATCATTTTCTCATTGGTAAGCCGTCAACGTCTCGCATTATTCTAAACACAACTTTGCATCGGCAATTACATATTTGGTCAGCGCCAGCGCCTTGCGTTCCATCCGCTGGTTGTCTCATTTCGTCACCGCCTACAATAAAGTTTTGCTCAAATGGAATCCAAGGTTTGTTAAGCATTGCAGCGTGGTCAGGTCTTGTTCTGTTGTCTGTCGCTGGAATCCATTTCTTTTCATACATAAAATCTGAGGTCGCTGCCGACTGCATTGCTGCGTTGTTGGTAGCTATTGCCATTTCTGTTCGTGCAATTAGCTTGGCTCTGTTTCTAAAAATTACGGTTACCGACTCTTGAATGTTTCTAGCAATTTCAAGCGTGCCAAGACCTTCATTTAATCCACCTAAAACAATGTTGCGGATTATCTTTTGGCTTGTTTCGTTGATTTGTATTAGGGTTTGCGGCAAGTTTCTGACTGCAAACAAACGCATAAAGTCTCTCCAGCCTGCTCGCAAAGCTTCTTTGGTTGCTTTAGTTGGTGGTTGGATTGCGTTATACATTGCCTCAGCGTATGCCGTTCCAGCTACAACAAAAAGGTTTTCCAATACGTCAGCTAATGGCGCTGGAGTTATTAAATCAAAGCGGTTAATATTTGCGTCCGCCTGTTTAATAGCATCCAAATACGGCTGCATTTGCTTTTTTAAAGCCGTATAAATTTGCTTCTCGTATCGAACCTCGTAACGTCTTTGCAATGCGTCCAATTGCTTTGCAAGCGCTAGGTCTTTTTTAGTTGGTTTGGGCATAGTCTCCCAAATTTTCTAGGTCGTCGACTGGTTGTGCAGAAAACTCCGACAAAGTCATTAAGCCTTGCGGAATAAATGGCTGCTCCATCAAAACATTCTCATACTCGCCGTAGTTCATTGCCGCACGTTTCTCGTTTGGAGTTAACCACCAAGCAGCAGACAATTGACCAACAAGCTTATCCATATCGTCTTGCATCTCAGGATATGCCATGTAATCAAAATCTAGGAATAGATTCTTATTGCCATAAGATGCCAAAAGCCAGTTGTTAAGCACGTCTCTGATTTCAATATGCAAAGGTCTTACGACGTTATTAATTAGCGCCTTATAAGCGGTTTCTGTATTGTTAAACGTGCTTGCCTCAGTATCTCCAAGCAACTTAGCATCCACGCCGTAAACTCGGCATAGGGAACGTAAAATTACTTTTTGAGTATCAAGGATTGACATATCCACCGCATTCATTCCCATTTGAACCCAACTTAACTTGGCTGGAGTAATGATAACGTCGCCAGCTTTAGTTGCGCCTTGGTAGTTGTGGGCGTAATCCTCTTTTAGTCCTTGCGCTTGCTCACGTGTAATGTTAACCGTTCCGTCGCCCGTTAGTATACCTCTCGCACCCATGTTTTGAAGCATAGACAAAAGCGCCTGTTTGCCATCGTTTGAGGTAGTAAGGTCACGAACTGCGGAACGCAAAGGAGATGCTCCGTAAAGGTGGTTAGCAGTTCCAGCGGTATAGCTTAGGTTAATATTTTTTAGGTGACCTACGTTTGCAGCATCAATTCGGTCATATCCGTTGTATGTTAATCGGTATTCTTTAATCGGCTGGTTTAGACCTCCCGAAATAATTTCCATGTACTGAGCAGGCAAAGAGTACAAAGCAATTATTGGAGCATTTGGCTGCTCTCCACGTCTAGCGCCGTAAATGTAAGCGTTGCCAGTTATCAAACGGAATGCGGCAATTTCTTTTAAAAGGTTGTCCCAAGTTTGAAACTCGTTTGGCTTTTTAAATAGCTTTTCAAGTTCAGGAATGTGTACCTCCTCCAATGCCTTTGTCTTGAGTCTCTCGGCTTGAAATTTTGCGCCTGAGTTGTCAAAGTTTCGACTCATGGACTTGTAGTAATTCAATGCCTTTTGGTCCTTTACCTCATAAACAACAATCGGAGCGGCACTTATTTTGTTAATGATTAGATTTACAATAGCGTAAAGGTCAGAGTTAAGGTAAAGACCTTTTTCAATAAAGTTTTGCGTTGTTGGTGCAGTCCAAATGACGTTGTTGCCTAAATAAGGAAAAACTGCATTTAGGTAAGTAGAATCTTTTTGGTTAAAACCCAGTGCGGCTTTAATTCTATCTATGTAATTCATTCCGTTTGCTTTTTTTGTAAAAATAGGGTAATAAAATAAAAAAATGATGCCATATCCTAAACGTGCCAAAAATCTTGGCTTGAAAGCATTAATTCTGTAAATCCCCAAACCATTGCATCTACTCGGTCAGGTGATTTGCCTTTGTCGGGTTCAAAGCTAATCATTTGATTTTCTAGCAATGGAAAACTTCCAACGTGGAAAATTTTGTGTTGCTCATAAAGTGAATAAATAGGCTCCGCCCTTACAAACTTTCCTTTGGTAGCGGTTACAAGTTTTATTCTTGCGGTAGCATTTTGCGACCTCAAAACATTTTCAACCATGTCGCCACCTTGGTTTTTTTCTGCTACTACACAATCAGCATTCCAATTTTTAAATGCTTGCAAAGCAACTGTTGCCCATTCCGTTGGTGAGTACTTACCGCTAAGGTCTTCGAGTACATATCCTTTGCCGTTGGCATCTTTGCCGCATACAATTATACCAGTCTCATCGCTCGCCATTGATGCGGTGGTTGCTGGGTCAATAGCAATTACGATACGTGACAATTCAGGCTTTGCCGTTATCCTTGCTCGTTCAATTATTGGTCGATTCCAAAGCA